CTGCAGCATTTAGAGATGTAGGTGGAGGAACTAATTTAGGTTATGAAACAATATCAGTTGACATACCATTAGGTTTAGCCTTATCATCTCTTATTACATACGAAGGTTATGTAAATGTAGAATTTTGGGCGGTAGATGGTGCTCCTGGTGGATTACTTAGGAATATTAAAATGACCCAAAATACACCTGCTATACAAGAGGTAATTATTACAAGAGAGATAGAAGAAACTAATTCAGTAGCAAAGTCAATTGATATACCTTATGGTATTGTTTATGAAAAATCAAATACTATAAATAATCTTTATAATAACTTAGGATTATTAGTTGACGCAAATAGAAACCCACTTATTAATTGGTATAGTTATAGCTATCCTGCATTAACTTACGAATCATTGCCATTTTTAATAATGAGGCAATATTCTAACTTGTTGAATAAGAATATAGCAACTTTAGAGGGAAATTTAGGAGCATATCAATCTACTGCAGGACTTATCTACTTAGATAAAGTATATTTAGTAGAAGACTCTCCAACAGGAGCAATGACTTATAATGGAAAGAAATTTTTAATGAATAGAATGGATTTAGACGCTGCAAATGTACAGGTTGGTGGTATCCAGTTAATAGAGGTTACAAACACTAATAATACATCTGTAGAAAGCGTAGAATACATAGGAGATATTCAAGTAGTTAAACCTAAAAGATATTTTTAATAATGGCATCAGTAGTAAACGGAAGTAACATAGTATTATATTATTATGACCCTGTAACAGAAGAGGGAATACCATTTGGAGCAGCTACAAACTGCTCTTTTGAGGTTTCTGTAGATCAGCTAGAAGTATCTTCTCAGTCTTGTGGTTACTTTAAGGTATTTAAGCCAGATATGGCTACCTGGAAAGTAGATTGTGATGGATTTATAGCATTAAGAGATTATTCATATTTATTCTTAGCGAATCTGCAGCTTTCAAGAGCACAGATATTAATTAAGTTTCAAATAGATAACGACAATGGTGATAATAGCGATGTTTTAGGATATACAGTATTTAACGGTGCTGCAAACCTTGCTTCACTTAATATAACTGGAGGTGTAGAGGATTCATCATCTTATAGTGTTTCACTACAGGGTACTGGACCATACACAATAACAGGAACTCAAGTTGATCCAGGTGGAGTTGTTGTGGTAGGATCTAACGTAGTTATGTTTGACTATACAGCTTCAGGAGGACAGACATCTATAATTTGGACTGGTGCTATTGGATTAAGTTGCGTGACTGTAACAAGAGGTGGTATTGAGGTTAGAACTATACAAACCTCAGGTGTTCCAACAGGTGAGAATGTGACCTTTAACTCATCTACAGGAACGCTTACCTTTGCAACGGCAAGAGCCTTAGAATCAGATGAGTTCGTTCGTGCATTATTCAAATAATTAAGATATATATAGATGAGTCAACAAATACAAATAACAGGCGGAGCTAAAGTAAGGAACTTAGAAGGTGTATTAACAGGTACTGCTGGAGTAGTTAATGCTTTAGGTATTAACGTACCAAGTGGTATTCCTCAATTAGATGGTAGTGGTAAGATATTAGTATCTCAGTTACCTAACTCTGTAATGGAGTATAAGGGTACTTGGAATGCTGCAACTAACACTCCAACTTTAGCGGATGGTACAGGTAATCAAGGTGATGTTTATTTGTGTAATGTAGCTGGAACGGCAAACTTTGGTTCTGGTCCTATTGCTTTCTTTGTTGGCGATCAGGTTATATATAGTGGTACAATATGGCAAAGAGCTAGTGGTGCTACAGGTACTGTTACAAGCGTAGCAGTTACAGAAAGTGGTGATAGTTTAAATGTTACTGGTTCTCCAATTACTACAAGCGGAACTATAAATATTGGATTTAACGGTAATTCAGGTCAATATATAAACGGAGCAGGTAATTTAACTACTTTCCCTTCTTTAGCAGGTTATGTAACATCTGTTACGGCTACTACACCATTACTATCAAGCGGAGGTACAACTCCAGATTTATCAATCCCTGCTGCATCTGGCACAGTTGATGGATATTTGGATAATGCTGATTGGACAACTTTTAACAATAAGCAAAACGCAATAACACTAACTACAACAGGTACTTCTGGTGTTTCAACTCTTGTAGGTAGCACTTTAAATATACCTAATTACTCAACGGATTTAAGTGGATATGTACCATATACAGGTGCAACTGCAAACGTAAACTTAGGAACATTTGATTTAACGGCTGATGTTATTACAGGTGCAACAGGTTCTTTTGCATCAAGTGGAGGTAGTGATACTTTTGCTATTAATCATTCAAGCGGTAGCGGAATAGCTTTAAACATAACAAAAGGTGGCAATGGCGAAGGCTTGTATATAAACAAAACAAGTGGTAGTGGAAACGCTGCAACTATTATTGGTACATTAAACGCAACTACTTTAGTAAAAAGTGGAGGTACATCAAGTCAGTTCTTAAAGGCAGATGGTTCGGTTGATGCAAGTGCTTATATTACTTTAGCAAGTTTAAGCGCAGGAGCAGGTATTTCCTACAATAATACTACAGGTGTAATTACTTCAACGATTACACAATACACCGATGCTTTAGCAAGAGCAGCAATTAGCTTAACTACAACAGGTACAAGCGGTGCAAGTACATATAACAATACAACAGGAGTTTTAAACGTACCTACATATACTTTAGCAGGATTAGGTGGTCAACCATTAGCAACTAATTTAACTTCTTTATCGGGTTTAACTTTTGCGTCTACTTCTTTTGTTAAAATGACTTCGGCGGGAACTTTTGCTCTAGATACTAATACTTACGCTTTAGCTTCTGCGTTGGGTAATTACCTTCCTTTAGCGGGAGGGAATATGGCAAATACTTCTACTATTAATGGTACTGCAGGGGGTTATTTTTTTATTGGTTATTCAACCGAAGCAACTGCAGGGCAATCTATAGTTTTTAGTAGCGAAACAAGAACAGGAAGCCCTTTTAAAATGACATTTTTTAGTAAAAATGGCTATTTATTTCAAAATACTGCAGGTACAAGTACTTTTTTAAATATTGATTCTACCGGTGCTGCTACTTTTTCAAATAATGTTAATATAACAGGTTATTTGGTAGGTACTACTGCTAATTTTACTTCTAGTGTAGGGGGGCAAATAATTAAAGCAGAAGGTCCTAGTACTGCTGATAATTTTATATCCGCAATTTCGGGGACTATTCATATGTTTTTAGATGCTGATAATTCTAATTCCGCAGGTATTGTAGGAACGCAGTCTAACCACCCATTAATTTTTAGAACAAACGGGACAAATAAATCTAGGTTTACTACCGGTGGAAATTTATTAATAAATACTACTTCCGACGACGGCGCTTCTAGATTACAAATTGACGGAAATTTAAAATTAACAGGTGGTTCTACTATATTAATGTTAACCAATACAGGAGGAACTGCTCAAAGTTGGTGGGTTGGTCAAGACGTTGCAGGTACGAATGACGGCGTATTTTATATTTTTAATGCTACAAGCGGTAATCAAGCTATAAATATTCGTAAAAATAATAACGTATTAATAAACACTACAACTGATGCAGGCTTTAAACTTGATGTTAACGGTACAGGTAGAATTGGGGATACATTGACAATAAATACTCCTTCTAGTGCTACTTCAATAGCTTTAAGAGGCAGAAGTACGGATAATTTTTCTGCCTTAAGGTTTCAATCAAACTCGGGATCTTCTACTTATGCAACTATATATAGCAATGCATCGGATTTAATCGTAGAAAATGGAGGTAGCCCAAGATTAACTTTATCAAGTATTGGTAATTTTGGAATAAATACATTAACTCCCGAAACTCTTTTAGAAATATATAGAGGTTCAAGTGGGGATGCTATTATTCTTTCTGCTCCTATAGACACAGGTAATTCTAATTATTTAGCTTGGAATCATAGTAAAGGTAGATCTTTAATTTCTGCAAGAATAGGAACTGTAGACGACGGAAATTATGGAGGAAATATAGTT